AGCCATTTGGTTTTCTCATCGCCAAATAACCAACGCTCAACGCAGTTGAATTGATGGTCTGGGTTGGTCTGTCCTGGCTCAACTCCGATAAGGCAAACGCCTTTTTCGCCAATTAGGTCTTCGGCTTCGACCGTTACGTCTTCTCCTGGCACTACGGCCCGACCGATGCTCGAAAGCACTTGATCTACTTTCCACGCCGCTTTCGGGGTGAAGGTTAAGTGTTCCCACATTTTCGGCCCTGTTGTTCCGCCTTCAAGTAGGACGGCAACGTCCAGCTTGATCGTTGGGTTTCCTGCCTGCGAAGTCTTCTCGACGGCCTTAATGATTTCGACTTCGTATGTCCCTGGCTCGACGTAGTAGACGGCTGCTTGTTTTGGTTCTGATGCTTTATATGTTGGCATTTGTATTTTCTATTGTTGTTTGTTGGTCTGCGTGTTTTGGCATGCGCAGCCCGCCTTTGCCCCTGCCGCCGGATATTTCCAGCAAGGCGAGGAAATTATTTAACTTTTGTTTGTCTGAGTTGTGTTGTTGGCGCTCCCGCTTTTATCGCAGTTGTATCCGGTTCAATGCCGTTATTGGCGCAAAACTCAGTATAACTCTTTTCTGACATCTTACCGCCCATTGCGAGTATTAGTGTCTCTTTTGTGATACCTTGCGACGCCTTTGCGATAGCTTCATGCTCCACAAACTTGCGTCCGCTCATGCTTGTTAGTTTCCATCCGGGGACTTCGTCTCCGTTTTCGAGTCTCGTTTTGAGATGACCGAGCACCGGCTCGGCGATCTCCTTTTCTGCGAGCTTCCACTCTTTCGCGAATGCTCCCATGCTCTCGGCTGTTGCGAGTATTCGCTGGCGGATCGCCTCGATGCTGTTACCGGTTGCCTCTGGAATGAGAGCGATAGCATTCTCAGCCTGTCGCACGATGGCGTTGCAGTTGTTGTAGTGCTTGCACCATGAGCAATACTCGCAAGGCGTCGGCTTCGCCTCCGCGCTTGTTGCGCGGTCGATTGTGCGCTGAGTGATCTGCTTGGCTTCTTCGTAGCTAAAATCATAGCTACGGATCATCTTTTGATCGACATATATGACGTGAGCCGTCCATGACGTGTCGAAGTTGTCTTCCATGCACGCCAGACTGTAGGCCGCGAGTTGCTCGCGGTAGTTCCGCACCTGTCCCGTTTTGATGTCAGCAACCCACTTCTCGGATTTGCAAACTGCATCCGCCGTGCCGAGCTTGCTAAGTCCAGGTACTGCCATCGCAAGATACTCTTCGCGGGTCTCTATGAACGATCCTTTTGCAAGGCGTGTTAGTTCCTCGACTCCGTAGGAGATAGCACCGGCGTCTTCGCCGACTATTGCAACGTCATTTTCTGCCGATATCAGATTTCGGATCGCAACGTCTATCGCTGTTCCGCGCTCTGCTGCCGCACTCGTGCCGCTTGCGCCTTCAAAGAGAGCGCATTCGGCCAGTTTGGGAAGCGTTGAGGGTGATATTTCTTTACTCATTTTATTTTAAATACTTAAGGTATAAGTGCCGTTGCAAATAATGGGTAGTATTTGTCACGAATTCGCCTTTCTCCATTCGACCGCCGTATTGACGAATTGATCAACGCGAAGTGCAACGCGGTGCAGATATTCCGGCGCGCAGTCACGCCACGTCTGCTCGCTCGTAAGGACTCCGCGCCCAATTAGGAACTGGTTCACCGCGCCTTCGTGCTCTGCGAGCCGTGCTTGCCATCCTACCATTCCGTCGGCTTCGACGATATGGTTCGGCTGTTTAGTTGCAACGGCCTCGAACAAGTGCGCGACCGATGCCCATTCCAGAGGGAGTTCCTCCGCGAGTCCGGATCGCGTCTTCGCGTCGTAAGCTGCCGAGTGCGTGGTTAACAAGATGCGCTCCTTGCCGCCGATGCCCTTCCCCTTGCCGCTGTCGCTTGTGCTGACCTTGGTTTTGAAACGCAAGAACCAAAGCTCGTCCGCAAACTCTTTCAAGAGTGGAGCCGATTGTTTGCTTAGTTTCAGTTCGTATCGGTCGTAAGCAGCCAATGCGTCTGGAGCCTCGAATCGCACTATCTTGCTGTGCGCGATCATGACCACATTCTTACCGGAATCAATGAGTTGATCGACTGATGACAGGAACCGGCTCATTCGCTCTGCCACCATCACCCATCCTTTCCCAAAACCAAAGTCCTCGATGCTGGTTTTCTTGGTGCTTGCCAGTAGGTCTTCTACGCACAAGCGTTCCGCCCAATCTGCCGAGTCGATGACTACTGTTTTGTAATCTGTCGCTTTGGCTTCAGCCAATGCGTCGGTTAGTTGCTTCCACGTTCCGATCTCGCAACGATCCACATCCAAGTGGCTTGTGCCTTGCTCGATGTCCAAGAACAGCGGCTTCGGGAACTTGGCCGCGAATGTGCTTTTGCCTACGGATTCGACTCCGTAGATGACGACGCGCTGGGCGCGTGTTTGTTTTCCTTTTGTTATTTTCATATTGCTTTGATTTTCTGAATTTCGTTGAACAACCCAGCGAACTCAAAGATTTCTGCGAGTTTTGAATATCGCACTTGAAATGCTGTTAGTTCGCTTTTTGCATTTTCGATGACCTGTCTAGTCGCTTCCTTGTCATCCATGATATTTGAGACGAGCATGAAGCTCCCTCGCTTTGCTCCGTCGATTGTGCCGTCTTCCTCGACGTGTTTGATAGGCCAGAAGGCGCGAACCGTTAGCGTCTTTTGATCCGATGTTGTGATCTCCACTTTGATCCTACGAATGAGATCGTAGGCTTGCGCCTCCCTCCATTTGATAGCGGCTTCGGTGTCGTCCCACTCAAAGTATTTGTGGAGACTGCTGAGTGGGTTTGCTGCTTCCGTCAAGAGCGTTCGCGGGTTGAGTCCTGCCGGACGATTCGCGATTGCCTCCAACTGTTTTTTGATCTCATCGTTTTTGGATTCGATCTCGTTTTCTTGTTTTATCAGTTTCATTTTCTATTTTTGTTTGTTGTTTGCGATCCACTTGTACCCCGCTCTATCGCTGCGGTTTGTGCTTTGCCTGCCTTGCCGAGCCTGGCCATGCCAAGCCCTGCCACGCCCTGCCTGCCGTGCCGCGCCCCGCCCGGCCCCGCCAAGCCGCGCCGGGCCTTGCCTGCCATGCCCAGCCTCACCTTGCCTTGCCACGCCTGGCCTGCCATGCCACGCCCTGCCTCGCCACGCCCCGCCTTGCCTCGCCTGCCTTGCCGTGCCGTACCCAGCCGCGCCGCGCCACGCCCTGCCTCGCCTGCCTTGCCTTGCCTCGCCGTGCCACGCCTTGCCCAGCCTAGCCTGCCTCGCCGAGCCCTGCCTTGCCGCGCCTTGCCACTCCTCGCCTGCCTCGCCATGCCGTATCTCGCCTGGCCCTGCCTAGCCTGCGTAGGGTTGCAGTCGGATTCCACGGAATCCGCTGCGGGTTGTGTTGTCGCCGTGGCGAAATGCATATTATTCGTTGGCTAGTGTGAATGTGCCCCAGCCCATGCCTGCCGACATCTTGGAGTCTGGGCGACCTTCGCCGATGCCGACCTGCTGACCGACTCGTTGGAGTAGGTTAGCCACGTCCGTAGACGTGAATTGGTCGGAATCGTAGCTGATATTTACGTCAGCCGACCAAGGCCAGAACTTCGCACGAACTCGGATGTCGCAAACGCCGGTTGCGTTTCGAGCGTGCATAATGTGCGGCTCGGCTGATCCGTTGATTTTGATCAACGGTACGGCGTCCACCTTGTCGAATCCATCTCCCTCAACAAAGATCGAGAGCTTGGCCAGCGTCATTTTAAACCCTACCAATCGGCAGGCCGAAATAAGACCGTTGCGAAATGCTCCTGCTGGTATTCCGTCCCATCCTTCGTCGCTGACGTGCTTTGCCGCTAGAAAATCTGCGTCGAAGTCGCGTGCTTCCTTGGCTTTCTTTTTGTTCGCTTGGCTTCCGAGCTTGTGCTTTTCGATCATGGTGTTGATCGCCTTTTCCGAAAATCTCAGTTGCACATATGGTGCTGTGCCTTGGATTTTAAATCGTGCCTTTACGATGTTCGGTGCTTTGATTGTTACGTTTTCAGTTGTTGGTTTCATATTTATGTTTTCTTATTTTTTGTTGTTATTCGCTGCGAATACGGCCACAGCGAGTGCCGCCCAAGTGTGCGACTTAATTCCATAAGTCGGCCCTGGGGTTTTCTTTGTTCCCTGCGGCCCGATGAGATCGAGCAAGGCTTGCCTGATATTGGCGTCCTTGGCTCGCATTGTGCCACAGAGAAAAAGTTTGATATCTTTCCTAAAAATTAATTCAACGTCTACTCTCGCCACTTCGATGAAGCGTCCGATCCAGACGCACGTCTCGAATGTCGAAGCCCCCACAGCCATGCCGTAACTAGCGATCATCTCGCAGGCGCAACGGTCGTATTCGCGACCGATAAGAATCTGGCGTATCTCGGCATTTGGAAGGTGACCGTGGTCAACAATCTTTTGTTGGTCGAATTGCACGAACGCGGTGTGGGTCGTTCCTGGATCGAGTGAGAGTATCATTTTTTAATGCCCTTGTTTTGATTTTGTCTGCTGGCAGAGCGAGAACATCGCAAATGCCTTGGAATGCTTTTGATCGGATGAAATGAATTGCTGACTCTCGGTCGAGTTCTTGAGCCTCGTTTAGCTGTTTGCTCAAAAAGACCTTCTCGCTTTGCAGATCGGCAACGGTCTGTTGTATCATCCCGCACAATAAATTGCGCGTGAACTCGCACTCGGCGTCATGTTGTTCTTCGGCGGTCATTCCCCGCGCTCCCTGCGGATCTGGCGGTTCATCCACCAGCGGCGAGTTTGTTCAGACTCGCAGGTTGCTTTGATGTTGCCGATTAGGTATCCCCCTATGAACGAGCATATCATGCAGGTGGCGAAGATGGCTAAGAAGGTTAGTGGTTCCATATATTTTAGATGTTGTAGAATTTTGCGCGGACTCCGGCGAGAGCGGTCTTTTCCTGCTCGGCGTTTAGGCCGACCTTTATACCGCCGTCTTGGTTCGGGAAAAGCTCAACACGTTCGATGCTGGTAACATACCAAGCCGATCCGCCGCGAACCGCTTTGATCCGGTTTGCTATGCGTGTATATTTGTAGGCTTTTGCAACCGATCCGCCAGACGTGTATGTGACCTCGGCTCCGAGGCGTGATGATTTAGCGATCCCGAATGCGGCGAGTTGCTTCTCTGCGATCTCTGTTGCATTTAGAATGTCCATTGCTGATGCTGTGGCTGATCTAGCCTTACCATTTACCTTTCCGAGGGAGTCGGAGAGTTCGCGGCCTTTGGTGTTCAGTGCAACTTTGATTTTCATTTTTGGTTTTCTGTTTTGGTTTCTATCGTTGGGAGTCATTCCCTTTCGATGTGCAAACAATCCTCAATCCCTGTTCGGATGAAAAGAAAAAAAATCGCGAAGTGCGAAAATAATTCTTAGGAAAAGTCTTTACAAGTGCGCTCAACCAATGCTGGAGCGACTCTGAGGGCTTATTTTATTTTAAGATCGGGCGGTATAAATTTACCGAGCGAACTCCTTGATTTGTCTGAATCATTGTTTTTTTGACTTCCAAAATACCTTTTCTGACGGCCAATTCAGCTCGGCAGCCTGTCGATGCTATTGTTGTTTTGGATTCGTCCGAAATAGCTCGGATGCTCTTCCATCCTTGCTCCGAAAGCTCTTTCTCGCTTTCGACTTTTGTCGTTTCGTAGAAAGCCTCCCATGCTTTTTCTACACTGGCAACAGCCAAGGGTTGTTTTGTCGTCTTTCGCATAGATTGATGTTTATTGAATTGTCCTTGTAGTAGCCATACGCGAAGCCCTGCGACCAAGCGAATGTTGCCCTGCGCGTCGAAGCGTATTCCATGTCGAAACGCGCCAGCATTCCAACGCAATAACCAGACGGCCCGTCGAGCGTGCGTGCGCGTTCCCAACCTACGCGGTGTAGATGGGCCAGCACACATTGCCCATAGGTCTCCACGTGATCGCGGATGGCTTGGACGTTATACATATAGCCGTGCAAAAACTTGGTTCCGCCTAGCTCGTAAAAGGATCGAATGTGGTATGGATACAGCCGCGCTTTCAGTTCCTTCGCCGTCTTTTCAATAGCTTGGATCGTGAGCGTAGCGGCGTGAGCCGCAAGCGCGTTGGGCGACGACGCGAGCTTGTAAAGCCTCGCTTCATGATTCCCGTATAAAATATGCTGCGGACGTAGTTCGTGCAGAAAATCAATGCCGGCAGAAAGATCGTCGCTGATGCTCGCGGCTCGGTCGCTTGAGTTCGGGTCTGATATTGCTCCGGAGCGGAAGGCTGCTAGGTCTAGGAAGTCTCCTAGGTGAATTGTCGTGTCTGGCTTCCAGCGGTCTTTGAACGTCAAGACGGCCTTGCGTGCCTCTGGGTCGATCTGATCGCCATGAGA